ATGATTAAGAAAGTAAACCCTATAGCAAAAGCTATGCTAGAATCAAGACGTAGGACACAAGTAGTTCCTTCAAAGAAAAAATATAACAGAAAAAAGGAGAAGAATTATGCAGAATCAATTAGAAAAAATACCGAGCAAAAAGAAACCAAAGAATAAATGGGCAAAGCAACAATATAGATTAGAAAGAAAACGTAAGCAACAACAACAACTTAGATACATAAACAATGGGAGATAAAAATGAGTACATATAAAAATCATATATTTCATATACACGACTTACACAAGAGTGAGTCATTTCAAATTGTTGGCAAGAGTAAGTTTATGATGTGGTTAAACAACCATGCAGATTGTGACAGATATTTATTCTTTTCAACATACACTAAACTAAAAAACTATTTGGAGGACTAAATGAATAAATACACAGTAGTCTACGTTGCTAATAGTAGATATGATTCAGTTCTAGATGACCCAATAACTAGAGTTGAATATGTTCAAGGTAACACATTAGAAGAAGCCATAGATGCACATATAAAATATATGAAAGGTTGGGCAATACATGATATCAGAGGAGAGGTAGTTTATCTAGATGGTCATGTAAAACAACATGATATAGGACATGGTATAGGTCATGCTATGGGTCATACACACACAGATGTTATTATAACAGGTATAAATAACAGTAAAATTAAATTTAATAAAAATGGAGAAGCAATGTATGAATAAATTTATATATGATTGTTGGAATGTCGTTATGAATTATGAACGCAATCCAC